CAATTCTTAAAAAGAACTACACATCGAAGGGATCGTGGAGTTTACCTCACGATCCTGTCGACTTCCTTTGGAAGAGTACATTAACCCTGGATCATTCCGCTAACGCTGAATGAGTCCTAAATACTCCCCCCTTAGTCGATGGGGTCCGCGCTGTCTGGTTATCGGCTGTAAGACGGGCATTGAAGCATGCCAAACAACTTACTGCCAGACAGTACAAGGTCCGCAAGGAAACTGCAAAAATGCTGTGCAGAATCCTCGGGTCTTGTATAATCGCCACCAGGGGCAACAGATGCCTTCAACGTTCCTTACCTTAGGAACGAAGCGCAATCAGCCATTACTATGCTGTATGCGCTCATCTGTTGAACCTGGTAATATGCCGAGGAAAGCAAGCTGGGCTTTCTGAAGTGAAGATGGTGGCCTCAGAAATGAGGCTGTCCGTGTTCGAGGGTCGAAATCCTCGTCTCCCTAGGCCGTGGAACTAATTCGCTTAGTTCTTCGCCAGGTCGGAAGACGTTCGACTGTAGTTCTCGTTCATGGGACGTGCACTTCCCGCACCGTCCGTCGACTCTTCAGATACCAAGCCCTATCAAGATCACGCGAAAGCGTATGGGTCTGAGTTCTCCTGTTGGTAGTAAGATCTCTCTGAGGCTCGTGTATTCTTCCGGAACTTGTTCCGTAAGAATAGTAAAGCATTCTCTCAGATGAATCCTACTATCTTCCCGTTTACTCAGTCCGCCTCTCTTGATAAGCCCCTTAAGGAGGGGGGGCTGGCTGATCACTTGCTTTCCTTTTGCCATGAAGATGCCCCTGACACTAGAGAGAAGAGACAGCTCTTCGAAGACTAGTTACGATCTCGGGTCCCCGAGCTAGATGGGATTGAGGTTAACAAACTTGGTGTTGAATTATACCAGTTCGTTTCCCTCTATAATGACTATAAGGCCTCCTTGGTCTAAACTACAGCAGGTTTAGTACCAAGGGCCTAGGTCATTGTTTGCCCAGCTCGCGGAGCGAAATCTAGGATTGTAACAAAGTCCAGCGGTTCTCTAGTGCTTCTAGCCCACGCCGTTCGTAGGTAAGTACTCGGTTTCTTACATTCTATTCCAGAATGCAAAACCGTCCTACAAGGCGACCGACGCTCAGCTGCCATGGAGTTGTTCATGGAGCTTCAAAAAGAGCACGGTCAAGGGACGTATTGTACGGAGCCACGTTAGATCGTTTCTAGCGATCTAACTGCGGCTACGGATCTCCTGCCACTCGATTTGGTCCGAGTGGTATGGGAAGAGCTTTTGGAGGCTCTCAATACACCTGAGTGGGCACGAGAAGTGGTGTACTCATGCATAGGGCCGTAGTGGTTGGAATATCCCAAGGATTCTCTCGGTAAGGGAAATCTCTAAACAGAGTTTCTCTCTCACCGTGGAATTCTCATGGGCCTACCCACTACCTGGATCACCCTATCGTTGGTACATCTCTTCTGGGGCAAGATGGCAAGCAGCTACTGTGGTCGGGTTTCTCAGCCTTTCCGACTATGTGGTGATGATCTCATCGGATTCTTCTCAAAGAAAATGGTGAGTAAGTATCACGCGATAATCGGAAGGTGCGGCGGATAGCTCTCCAAGGGCAAGCACTTCATTTCTTAGAAGTGGGGATGCTTTACTGAAGAGCTGTTCAAAGTAACCTAGGTTAGAAGGAAGGTACCGTTGAAGAAACGGTACATCACCTAGATTGCCGAACCCGACGTGAATCTTTATGGGGACCCCATTACCGTATACAACCCTGTATACGTCCATAGGATGGTCTACGCGTACTCCCTTGCCTTCAAAAGGTGGAGTAGCGCGTTCCCCATAAAATCACTGGTCGATCCAACCGGTTCGTAGCAGACCGAGTGCGGTCCTGCTGCGCGTGTCTCGACACCGTGGTGGTTTACACTGGGACCAGCGGCTTCTGAGATCTATAAACAAGATCGAAGAAGGCCCGTGGCAAGTGTAATTAAATACCTCCACCCCGATGTCTATGAGAGGGCGCGTGCATGGGGATTCAGGTCTCCCTGCTTGAACCGAGAATTCGGAGGATTTGGTCTACCTCCGAAGGATCGATCACAGACTAAGCTGCGGCATTTGGACGCATACTCTCGTCTCTCTGTACTTTCCTTGCTTGGGAAGGCGACCAGGTGGAATCCTACTAAGGATATTTCCGACCCCTGGAAGCTACAGCCTACTGCTGAAGCTTACCTGTTCGCTAAGGAATGTACAGATGCTGATTGGAACCTGTCCGACAAGGGCAAATAGAGGAACGATATCCGGGTACAACGCGCAAGCGCGAAGTTGCCACCTGGATATACCTCTTTGGCTAGTAGTCTCTAAGACTACTACCAAAAGCAGTTGTCGTACAGCTAGGATCAGGCGCTACTTATCTTTGGGGTGGAACGTTGTAAGAGATACGTTTCACTGCGCCCCCAAAACATTGCAAAAACTCTTAGGATGAGATAAAGAGATTTCATTCTGGATCGATTTGGACTCTAAATCGCGGACGCAGCGTCCAGCGAGTAGATCAAATCCTTCAGAATGAGGCTCTGGTTCAAATCTTCAGAGTACAATTTGATCGGCTTGTCTCTGTATTAACAGAGGAAGTCGAAGATGTTTGGAGTCGCGGCCCGCCTGGTTAGGCGGATCCCATGGCATAGACTTGCCAGCCCCCCTGTACAAGGGGACCAAGACTAGTAGCGAGATGTTCTTCGTCAGCTCGAATTTCGTTAACAAGTTAACGAATTCGACTATGAGGAATTCCGACGAGAGTACGCGAGGCGATAACGCGGTCAGCGGCCCTAGTATCGTCGTGTGTATGTACGGGTTTAACCCTAAGCACACTACGTCTAGAAGGCCTCTAGAGGAGCCCCT